CACAATAAAGAATTAATTAAAATAATTGAAGATAGTGGAAATAGTATAATGTATACACCACCATATAGTCCTAATAATAATCCCCGAAGGGTTAATTTATAAAAAGCAAAGCTTTTTATAAATGTCCCCGAAGGGTTAATTTATAAAAAGCAAAGCTTTTTATAAATGTCCAATTGAAAATCTATTTAGTGTTGTAAAAAATACTTATTATAAATTAGATAAAACAATTATAATTAATAAAGATCAAATTTGTAATTATTATTAAATTAAAATATCTAATTATATTTTAATTTAATGGTATATTTATTAAATACAGAACATGTAGAATATATAAAATTAGTTATTAAAAATATATTTATTAATCTTATAGATTATGAATTAGATGCGATTCAAATATTTACAATTACAATTATAGATATATTAGCATGTAAATTTAATTATTCAAAAAAAACAATAAATGAATTTTTTATTCAGATAACATTAAATAGAAATTCAGATATAATATCTATAATGTATTTAATTTTACCTTATATTGATGATAGAAATAATTTTGAATTATATAAACAAATATATAGATTAAAAGATATAACATGTAAAAAAAAAACTGATATAGATTTGAATGATAAATCAATAAATCCATATTTAATTTGTAATTATCAATATTCTAGATATTTTGATAAAGATGTTTTAAATAATCAAATACAAAAATTTGATCCAAAAAATAACGATTCATATAATGAATATTTATATACTATATATGATTTAGAAATTTCATTTAAATTAGTTTTAGAAACTATTGAACAAATTAATTCAAAATTATATATTAATTGGATAAATATTTTACCAATAGCGATAGTAAATTATCAAGAATCAAAAAAATATAAAAATAGTTTTGATTATAATGAAAATGAAAATAAATTTTTATTTAAAATAGATAATGATGAACATGAATTTAATTTTTGGAATTTAGATGTAGAAAATCCATTAGCAATTTATGGTGGAATTACTGCAAAAGATGTATTTAATACAATATATGTATATTTATTTAATGAAATATTTACTTCAGGAACAAAATGGTTACTTTATGAAAATCAAGAAAATCCTCGCGATATGCCCATAATGTATATTGAAATATTTAATTATATTATTGATATTAATCTAATTATAGAAGGAAAAAATTATGATTTAATAGAATCTGTAATTATTAAAGATAGTATTGTAAAATGGAATAATCTTTTTACTAAAAATGAGATTTTTATTAAATGTGTTATATTTAAATTTGATCAACGATTTTGTAATGATGAAATTTCTAAAGAATATAATTATGATTATAAAACTTTATATGATAAAATTAAAAAAAAAGATGAAGAAAAAGATGATGAAGATGAATTTTTAGATTTTGATCAATTAAAACCAGATGGTAATTTATATGATGAATATTTAGAAAAAGTTAAGAATTTTAAAGATAATATACCATTTCAAGTAATATATAATTTTTTAATAGATATGGTTAATAAATTTAAAAAAACATGGTATGGAATACAAATATTAAAATATGATAATAAAAAATATATTATTAATAAAAATTTTAATGTAAATAATAAAAAGATAGATAATATACCAACAAATAATAATATATTATATATAACATATAAAAATATATATAATTATGCTAAATCAATTTGTCTTCAAATTAATAAAAATAAAATAATAACAGATGCGCGATGTTTAAATGAAACTACAAAAAAAAAATTTATGGAATTATTAGTAAATAATGATAAATTTAATATAAAAAATGTTATAAAAAAAACATATGGATCAATTGATAAAATATCAATTGATAAATATCAAAAATTAATATCAAAATTCTTTAAAGAAAATTTAAAAAATATTGTTTTTGAAACATATATTCAATTAGGTTTATTAAATGAATTTGTTTCTGATTCAGAACTAACTGATGAAAATATTTTAGGAACTGATGAAATCATTAAAAGAAAAAATTTAAAAAGAAATTTATTAAAAAAATTTAATAAAAATGAAGAAAATAAAAATATATATTTGGAAACATATTATTATTTAACACGACAAACATATTCACAATTAGAATTATATGATCCTAAAACTTTGAAAGAATTAAATTGGTTCGAATATACTTTTGAGATTGCTGATTATTTATCTTTTGCTTTAAATTGGGTTTCACAAATAAATTTTTATCATCATTTTATAAATAATCGTGTCATATATGTTACTGGTGCTACCGGACAAGGTAAATCTGTCATTGTTCCTAAATTATTATATTATGCTGTTATTGCTATAAATTTAAATTCATCTTCTAGAGTAATATCAACACAACCAACTGTTGCACCGACACAGAGTAATGCAGATAAATTAAGTCAAGATTTAGGTGTTCCTATAATATTAAATAATTTTGAAACTTTTTCATCATTTGTTCAATATTCTACACAAAGTGATAAACATCTTGTATCTAATTCAGATACATTTATTAAAGAAGTAACTGATAGAACTTTATATGAAGAAATAACAAAGAATCCATACTTAAAAAAACAAAAAGGTAAAGAATATACAAATGATAATTTATATGATGTTATTATTATAGATGAAGCTCATATGCATAATGTTAATATGGATTTAATATTAACATTTATGAGAAATTATTTATATATAAATAATCAAGTTAAATTAATTATAACATCAGCAACTATGGATGATGATGAATTTATTTATAGAAGATATTATAGAATATTAGATGATAATTATGGATTTCCAATATGTCCGATTTTTGCAAATTTAGAAATTATTGGTTCTTATTTTTTAAATCTTAATGATAATGTTATTTTAGATAAAGTTGTTGTTGATAGAAGATATCATATTTCTCCACCTGGACAAACTACTAAATTTATTGTTAAGGATATATATTTAGATTATGATCCTGAGAATTATGAACAAGCTGAAATTCAAGGATTAAATATATTAAAGAATATAATGGCAAAAAACAATACAGGTGATGTATTATTTTTTACAATAACTGAAAAAATATTATTAGAATTAGTTGAAAAAATAAATATGGATTCACCAAGTTATGTTATAGCATTGCCATTATTTTCAAAACTTCGTGATAAACCTGGACAATGGTTTGATAAAATTCAAAATATAGATAAAAACAAACATTTATTAACATATTCAAAAGCTGATATGCTAAATGTAATATTGAATGGACCTGAAAATTATAAAAAGATACAATCAAATTTATATTCTATGATAGTAATAGTTGCAACTAATGTTGTTGAAGCATCTGTAACTATAAGATCTTTAAAATTTGTTATAGATACAGGTTATTTTAATTCTGTTGTTTTTGATGAAAATATTAATGATATGGTTATTTCGATTGATCCAATTCCTGAAGCTTCTCGATTACAAAGAAGAGGACGAACAGGACGTGTTGGCTCTGGAACAGTATATTATACATATAAATATAAATCTCGAGCACATATTAAACCAAGATATGGAATTGTTACATCAGATATTACATTTGATTTATATAATATATTACATGATTTCTCAGGAGATGAAGAAAAAGATAGATTATATAATCCAGAATGTCATCCATGTAATTATAATAAAAATGGTAAATTAAAATTTAAAGATTATATTAATCAAGAACCAAATAAAATAGTTAAAAATATATATCAACAACAATATAATATTGAAGAATATGAATTTATAACTAATTTAAATTGTAATCCATTTAATCAAAAAATAAGAATATTAAATCCTGGATATACAAATGGTTATAATTTATCAACATTAATAGATCAAGATGGAATGTTTTATATAATTCATCCATCTGAAGAGAATTTTAAAAGAGATGTGATTACGGGTAATATAATATATGATAATAAAGAAAATAAAAAAATAGATAAATATATATCTAAAAAGATAATAAATTCAATGACAAAATTACAAAATATAAAATATATATATTTTGATAAAATAATAAAAAATCCAGAAAAAGAATATATGTATATACATAAATTTAAATATCATACAATAATTGACAAAATTAATCAAAATGAATCAGAAAATTTAGGATTTTTAATGAAAACATCAAGTTTAGAAGAAATAGTAAAAATAATAAAAACAATATGTATAAGTGTATGTTATAATTGTACAGATGATATATTAAAAATATTATCTTTAATATATTCAATAGAATCTTATAAAAAATTTGTTAAACTACAAGATAATGGTAAATTTAATGAATATGAAAAATTTTTAGATAAATGGAAAAATAATTCAGAATTATTAAGCTATTTAAATATGATGAATTTTTTTATAAAAAAAATAAATAATAAAGAAGATGAAAAAATAATAGATAGATTTGATAAGGTTGAAAAAGATTATAATGATTTTTTAGAATTAGAAAAGAAATATTCTAGTAAAATATTTATAAAGAATGATTTAATTACAAAAATATCAAAAGATAATATCAAATCATTTATTAAATATAAAAATCAAAATTTTGATAAAAATAAACGTTTAAAAGAATTTAATAATAAAAAATATGAGAAAAATGTAGACAATAATATGAATATCAATTATTATTGTGATTTTTTAGTTTTAAATCCCCAAACAATAATAAATGCATTAAAAACTTATAAAACTTTTAGTAATATTTATAATAATAATAATAAAGAAATTGATGAATTTAAAAAATTTTATCCAGTAATTCGTGGAGATCATGAAGAAAATATTTTAAAAACATTTTTAGAAAATTTTTTAAATAATTTATGTATATATAAAAAAAATCAAATAACTAATATTATAACAGATAATATAATAAAAATTCCTAATATTTGTTTAACAATTATTGTAAATTTATTTTTTTATATTAGAATGACTAAAGATGGACCTATTGGAATTTCTAATTTAAGTAAAAAAATAATAAATGATGTAATTTCAGATAAAGTAATAAATTTATCTAAAATATATATAAAAGATAAAACTCATAATATATTACAAACTAGTAATAAATATTTATTAAATTATCCAAAATCAGAATATTCAATGAATGATTATATTAAAAAAACAATTACAATGATTAAAAATATTAACTGAAATTATCTGGAAAATGAAATATTTTAACACATTGTAAGGGATTATCAATAATTCCCCTTAAATAATTTAAAGAATCAAAATTTTTATAATTTATATTAAATTCATTTTCAATATTATCAATATTAATATTATTAATATTCTGAATATCTGTAATATGTGTTATTTTAAAATTAAAATATTTTACTAAAAAATATGTAATATCTATAAAATGATTATATCCTGTGTATATTATATTATTATTAGTATAATCTTTATCTAATAATCTTCTTAATAAAAATAAATCTGTTAGAATTATAGATAATAAATCTATATAATGAATTATTTTATTAATATTCATAAATATTGGTTTTTGTGATTGAAAATTATTTTCTAATGTAGTAATATTAAATAAATTATTATTATTTGATATATAATTAATAGTATCATTGGCAATATTGATTATTACATCAAATAATTCTATAAAATATACTGAATATATATTTAATATACTATTTTGTATATCAATATTATTATATTTTGATAATAATTTATTTATATAAATATTATTTTTTAATTTTAAATTATCACTAAAATCTGTAACCAATTTAACTATTTTTTTCATAATATTATTTATATAATATAATATATTTGAAAAATATGGATAATCTCTAAGATCATATTTAAAATACTTATAAATTATATATAATTCATTTATATAAGATATAGTTTCTCTAATATCAAAATAATGAAATCTAACATTTGGAAAATATTTTGATATCTGTATTTTATTATTTATAAATTCTATATTATTTAATTTATATAATTCTAATATATAAGAATCTTTTTTATAATTTGATAAATTTATATTTTTTTTATAATAAAATTCATAAAATATATCAAATTTTTTATCTTTTTCTTTTTTAAAAATTTTTATTAATAATTTATCTATATCTATTGATTCAATATTATCATAAGTACATTGTGTCTGTTCATTAATATCATTATGATAATCTCCAATTATATATATTATTTTTTTTCCATTAGTTAATCTAAAAATATTTGTTGGACCATTTATTTTATATTTTTTTGTTAAAGATTTTTTTATCATAATAATTTATTATAATAAAAAAAATTCAAATATTTATTAATATTATTATTAATTCATATAATTATATATTTTCTTTAAAAAACTATTAATATCATCTAATTGATATCCTCCAGATAATAATGCAGATTCGTAAATAATATTTATTAATTCTACATTATCTTCTAATGTACTAATTTTTTTAATTAATATATGTTCTGGATTAATTTCTAAATTTTTTTGTGAAAACATCATACCATACATGTTATTTTTTGATGATAATGCTTGTGCTTTCATAATTCTTTCCATATTAGCTGACATTCCAATTGGATTTGTTACAATAGCTGGTTGTGTTTCAATCTTATTTGAAACAACAACACTACTTACTTTATCTCCTAAAACATCTTTTATTTTTTTACATAAATCTTTATATTCTTCATTATCATTTTTATTTTCATTTTCATCAATTTGTAAATCATCTTTTGATACATTAATTAATTTATGATCCTTATATTTTGTTAAATTCTGAAGAATATATTCATCTAATGGATCAACCATATAAATAATTTCATAATCATTTTTCTTTAATTTATCTATAAATGGTGAATTCTCTAATGTTGCAATATTTTCACCTGTAATAAAATAAATTCCTTTCTGGGATTCTTTCATTCGTGAAACATATTTATCAAAACTTACTAATTCACCTTTTGATGTAGTGTATCTTAAAAATTCAACTAATTTATCATGATTACTATCTTTCTCTTCATGAACTCCCAATTTAATGTTTTTATCAAAATTATTATATAATGTTTTATATTTCTCTTCATCTTCAGCTATTTCTGATAATAATTCAATTGTCTTTTTAACCAAATTCTTACTAATTTGTTTAATTATTCTTGTATTTTGTAATAATTCTCTACTTGCGTTTAATTGCAAGTCTGAACTATCAATCATACCCTTAATAAAATTCATCCATTCAGGATATAATTCTGGTGCATTGTCTGTAATTAATACTTTTTTAACATATAATTTAATTCCATTTTTCTTTTCTTTTGTTCCATTAAATAAATCAAATGGAGCTTGTGAAGGAATATATAATAATCCTTTTAATTCTAAACTACCTTCAACTTTAAAATGTTTAACTGATAAATAATCATCACTATTACCAGAAATATTTTTATAAAACTCTTGATATTCTTCTTTCGTAATATCTGAACTTTGTCTACACCACAAAGGTTCAATATTGATTTTTTCCCATTTATCTTCATAAACTGTTCTTGTTTTCTTTTGTTTAATTGTATTTATAATATTTTTTTCATTATAACTATTATCTTCTTCATCATCACTATCAACATCTTCTACATTAATATTATTTGTATCTAATACTTCACCAGCTTGTTGTTCTACTGGTTCACTAGATTCTACTGATTCTAGTGGTTCTACTGATTCTAGTGGTTCTACTGGTTCACTAGATTCTACTGATTCTACAGGTTCACTAGATTCTACTGATTCTACTGGTTCTACTGATTCTACTGGTTCTACTGGTTCACTAGATTCTACAGATTCTACAGATTTTACTGGTTCACTAGATTCTACAGGTTCACTAGATTCTACAGATTTGACTAATTCACCAGAACCATGTTGTGATTCACTTGCTTGTTCTGGTATAATATCTTCTTCAGGTTCATCAATTTCTTCTTCTCTTGAAATTAATCTATATAATAGAATTGGATATGTAATATAACTAGAATGTTTTTTAATAATTTCAGTAATTTTTGATTCATTTAGATATTCTTCAGCATCTTCTTTAATAAATAAAGTAATTTGTGTCCCCCTTAGAATGACATTTTCTTCTAATTTAGATAATGTAAAAATACCATTGGCACTAGACTCCCATGCATAAGTTTCATCTGAACCTGCTAATCTAGAAACTACTCTAATAGATGATGCAACTAAATAAGCTGAATAAAAACCAACACCAAATTGACCAATTAAATCTTTATTATCAGATTGTTCGGATTGAGATAATCTTTTAATGAATTCTTTTGTTCCAGATTTAGCAATTGTTCCAAGATTATTAATTAAATCATCTCTAGACATACCAATACCTGTATCTTCAATAACAATTGTTTTATCATCTTTATTTACTTTAATTTTAATATTAAAATCATGGTTTTCTTGTAAAATACTTTTATCTGTTAGACTATTAAATTTTATTTTATTTAATGCATCTGATGAATTCGATATTAATTCTCTTAAAAAAATGTCATTATTAGAATAAAAATTATGAATAATCATATTCATTAATTCGTTAATTTCAGCTTTAAAAGTATATTCTTCCATTTATATTAATTATAATATAATATTTTTTTAAATAATTTTATTTAATATTTTATATATTATATTTTAATATGGCATTTAATTATCTATTAAATAATAATAATTTAATTACAAATAATAAATTAATTTCTATATTAGAATCTGTTAAATCATCAAAACTTAGAGGTTTGGAAATAGGGTTTGGAACGGGGAAAAAAACAATATCAATAGCTAAAGAATTTAAATCATTTTATGCTATTGAACCTAATAAAATATATTATGATAAATTTAAAGAAATTTGTAAAATAAATAAATGTAATATTAAATCTTATAATATGGATTTACAAAATTTTGTAAATTATACAAATAAAAAATTTAATGTTATTATATTAATTAATGTTATTCATTTATTAAATTTAGATGATTTTGTAAAAATTTCTAAAACAATTCTTAAAAAAAATAATTATATTATAATAATAAATCCTCATGAAAAACCTATAAATTGGGGAAATAATGAATTTAATAAAAATTCAGAACTATTTGATCAAAATAAATGGATAAAATTCAAAAATAAATTAAAAGATTTATATTTAAATTTATTAAATCATAAATACTTTTTTAAATTTGATGAGGATTTATATGACAAATATTTTATATTAAAAATTTAAAATATTTATTTATTTTATATATATATTATATGAAATTTAATGATTATTATAGTTTTATAAATAAAGATTGGTTTAAAAATTTTACTATTCCTGATGATTATTCTAAATTTGGTACTTTTGAAGAAATATATTTAAATATGGAAAACCAAGTTGGAGAAATTTTAAATGATTGTTCAAATAATAAATTAGAAAATTCATTTAATAATAGATTATTAAAAAATATGTATTTAAAATTAGATAAAAAAGATAATATTTCTTCATTAAATAAATATTTTAAATTAATAGATAATTGTAATGATTTAGATGATATTTTAAAAATAATTGGTTTACTTAATATATTAAATGTAAGTCTATTTTTTAATTTATCGATTGAACAAGATTTAAAAGATAGTATGACATATTTAATATATTTAAATCAAAATTCAACTATATTACCATCTAAAGATTATTATATTAATGATAAATATAATGATATATGTATAAAGTATAAAGAATTTATTAATTCCATATTAAAATTAATAAATATGGAATCATATGGGGATCAAATATATGAATTTGAGAAATCTATAGCATTATTAACATTAAAAAAAGAAGATAAAAGAGATTTAGATATGATGTATAATATTTCAAATTTTAATGAAATAAATAGAATATTTAATTTTGAAAATTTTTTAATATATTTTAAAATATTAAAACCTGATATTGATAAATATTATGATAAAATTATTGTTGATAATTTTAAATATTATAATGATTTAATTACTTTATTAAAAAATACAGATTTAAATTTAATAAAAATTTATATTAAATATATATTTATTATATCATTTGGAGATTATTTAACAAGTGATATTTATGATTTAATATTTTCATTTTTTAAAAAAGAATTATCAGGTGTAATAAAACAAGTACCAGAAAATAAAAAAAAAATAGATATATTATCAGAATTAATTGGTGAAATTATATCTGAAATATATATTAATAAATATTATTCTGAAAAAATTAATCAAAGTATAAAAAATCTTATTGACAAAATAATTAAATCATCTATTGATATTATATCAAAATGTTCATGGATGGATCCCAAAACTAAAATAAAAGCAATTGATAAAATTAATAATATAAAAATTAAAGTTGGTTATGGAAAAAAAATTAAAAATTATACTAGTATTGATATTAATGATTTAAATCTTATCGATTCTATTACTAAATTTAATATTTTTTATTCAAATTTTTATCTAAATAAATTAGGTTCTAATCCTGATCCAGATGAATGGCATATGAATTCATATGAAACAAATGCATATTATAATCCATTAATAAATGAAATTGTTTTTCCAGCTGGTATTTTACAATTACCAATGTTTTCATTAGAAAATTCATTTGCAACAAATTTAGGAGGTATTGGTTCAGTTATTGCTCATGAAATTTCTCATGCTTTTGATGATCAGGGACATAAATTTGATAAAAATGGAAATATGATTTCATGGTGGACAAAAGATGATGAAAATAAATATTTAGAAAGAGCAAATAATTTAGTTGACCAATTTAATAAAATAAAAATATTTGATATTAATATTTTAGGAAAAATGACATTAGGAGAGAATATTGCTGATTATACAGCTGTAACAATTATAGTTAATGTATTAAAACAAAATAATTTAACAACTAGATATAATTATCATCAACTATTTTCTACATATGCTCAAGTTTGGAAACATAAAATTAGAAAAAATGAATTAATTAAAAGATTAAATAATGATGTTCATGCACCTGGTAGATATAGAACTAATCAAATATTATCAAATATAAATGAATTTTATGAAACATATAATATAGATAAAAATCATAAAATGTATATAAAAAATAATGATAGAATTAAATTATGGGAATAATTCAATTATATTTTTTTTTAATATCATTTACAATATCATCATCGCAATTATTTAATATTGATAACATTTCTTTAACTTTATTAATATCACCTAATAAATGAGCATTAATAACTGTATTAATAGTTTCTGTCTCATTAATATCAGATTCTGAAGATATCGAATTATGTTCATTATCTATAAATATTTCATCTAATTCATCTATTAATTCTAGTAAATTAAATGGATTATCAAATATATTTAAAAATTTTGAAATTAATTCAATATCTTCTTTAGATTCTATTAATTTATATATTATATTATTTCTAGTAATTAACATATCATTTATATAATAATCATCAAATGTATTATACCAAGATTCAAATATATCTAATTGATTTATATTAAATTCATAATATGTTGTTATATTTGGTAAATCTTTATATTTAAAAATAATTTGTATGATAAAATTAGTCATCATAAATTATAATATTATAAATAATTTAAATATTTAAAATTAATTAATTTTATTATTAATTAATTTTATTAACTATTTACCTTTAATTCATTTAAATAGTTATAAATTTATAACTATTTAATTAAATGGCACAACATATATTTTTTATGTATATTACTAATTATATTTTTGTTTCAAAATTTATATGGTATATGATATATGATATATGGTATATGGTATATGGTATATGGTATATAGTATATGGTATATGGTATATGGTATATGGTATATGGTATATGGTATATGGTATATGGTATATGGTATATTTTAGATTATTAAATTACATTTTATTTTTTTTAAAAACAATCACCAACATTTACAAAAAATATGACATCGACAAATTTTTACAGTCATACACAAACATCCTTCCTCGGATTTACATAAACATTTTCTAGTACTAGTGTCATTAGATGACAATGATGATGATGATAATGATGAGGATGAGGATGATGATGATGATGATGATGATGATGATGATGATGATGATGATGATGATGATGATGATGATGATGATGATGATGATGATAATGATGAATTTGGATCATTCCAAGTACTTTCTTTTGTATCGGAGTTATACCAATATGGTGTTTGATGTTTTTTACTAAAATGTTTTGTCCAAAGAGTATTAATGGAACTCGAACTCGAATGAGAACTTGAAATCAAATGAGAACTCGAACTCGAACTCGAACTCGAACTCGAACTCAAATGAGAACTCGAACTCGAACTCGAACTCGAACTCGAACTCGAACTCGAACTCGAACTCGAACTCAAATGAGAACTCGAACTCGAATGAGAACTCGAACTCGAACTCGAACTCGAACTCGAACTCGAACTCGAACTGAGAGATTCTTTGATAAGCTTCTTTGCCGAAGGATATGTCTTTGACATAAAATCCAATACAATTGGTGAAGAAAGTAACGAATATGTTTCTTGGCGCTTAATACCATTTCGGTGAAGTGGAACATTTGTTAGCTGTGAAGAATCAAAATGAAACAAATTACCATTGTACTGGTATAAGTGAACTAAATTAGGATGAGGTCCGAAATTACAATCACTTAGAGGAATTGTATAGATTCTTTCGATATGTAGGTTAACTGAAAAATCTTTATTTGCGTGTTTTCGAGTTCCACAAACTAAAATAACAGTAACATCTGGTTGCATCTCTTCAAAATTCTGTTTAGGTCCACAATGGACTTGCATAGGAATATTTCTTCCCAATCTTAAATTATTTTCAATATCTCCCGTTAGATTCTTGAACTTGACTTCATACAATTGATTACAGTTTCGACAAAACAAATCGATAAATGATCTATCGGCTTGATGGTATGGGATTAGAGATTTTTTATGACAATTCACACATGATGTAGCTTGAGCTGCATCAAGTTCTACAGATATCCCAGAGTAGTTATCATTCGTATTATCATGTGATAAATTAATATCTTTTGATGAAATACGAACATTATTTCCTCGAAACCTCGTTATGAAATCTTTACATGTATCACAATGTGAACATTGATCACAACTACTAGGTATTTCAAGATCGGAAATAACTAGTTCATTCTTATCAAAGATCATACTTTCAAGGGCAGTCGAGCAAAAAATCGTTTTTCTCTCAGATTCATCTATTGTCTGAAATTCAATAGATTTTGTTTCAAGATTTAAGTATTTTTGTTCTCGTTTTCGTTCTTTAATTCTTGGAAAAAATGTGTTGATAAAATGTGCATGAGCTCGATTTCTTTGCATTATTGATTGTTCTTCTTCTGTTTCATCCTCTGGATCATATTCATAGTCAGAATCACCCATAAAACGTTGTATTTTAGATGATGATGATGACTTTTTACTATTTCTAGGATTGGACTTGAAGTTGGACTTAACTTCCAAAGCTTGTACTTTAGTACTATTACCTTTAACAACAAAATCGTTTATAAAATCGTCTACACAATTCTTTTGTCTTTTGTTTTGAGGACTATTTTCTTCAATTAAATTTTCAGACTCTGATGATTTTTTGGTTTTGGTAACAGATGTTTCCTTCTTTGAAATTTTGACGCTAATAGTTTTGGTGCCACTAAATGCATTATTTTTTGCATTATTCCAATCTGCAAGAGGTTCAATTAATTCATGACATTTAATAGTGGTATCACTTTCGTTGATATCACTTTCGTTGATATCACTTTCGTTGATATCACTGTTTGTAAAAATACTGTCGGTTACAACAGTACTATTACCGTCAGAATTAAATCCAGATACATGTACATTGGCTCTCTTTTTTCCATTTATAGTTTGATTTACGGTGCTACTTGTCATAAGACTTTCGTTGCCAGATAAATCAGAGTCACATCGACCACATGGTGTAGACGATGATTCGTAAAAAATATTCTTTCCATCTTTTGGTGGTTTTAGGGTCTCTTCGCAAACAGTAAATGTTTTGGAAACATCAAATGTCTTTGAAAAGAGGGGTGTTCCAACATTACTTGCCAATGTCGAAACGGTTTTTGTAACAACAGTTTTATCACCTATTGTTACCCTCTCTACAGCCTCATTAATCCTAACTATCAATGAGGCTGACAGTGAAGTTAAAACTTCACGTTCGCTAATATCAGCGCTATCGACATGTTTTAATGCATGGATATACATTCTTCTTATACACTCCTCTAAATATAATAACACCAATTGTCTATATATCTATGAAATGTCTGCATCACTAACAAGACGCCATTGTCCTATATATTCTACGCAATCAAAAGAATATATAGGAATAAGGGATTTACGCATTCCTACGCTCTAATCTTCAAAGATGGAGTAGTGTAAATGCACACTAGGTAGGATGTAACCCAAAAAAGGATTTACATCACTACGCTCCAGTCTTCTTATAGAGTAGTGTAATTGTACACTATGGGGGGGTCCCCCCAGAAATATTAAACATAATGAAAATTATATCATTATATTTTTTCAATTTTTTAATACAATTGTGTTAATAACTTGAAATATTCTTTCCCTATATATAAATTATGTTTTAATACATTTTACATATTGTAAAATATAAAACAGTTAGAAAAAAAAAATATAATTTTGACTATTATATTAAATGTTTTATTAAAATGTTATTTAATTATAATAATTGGAAAAAATTAAAAAATCGGATAATAATTATAATTAATATAATAAATGGTCTAAATATGGAATTTTTGAAACAGTATATAATTATTTTATTAAAGAAAACTATTTATAATTAAGTAAATTAATAAATTTATTGATGTAACTAAAATAAATAATAAATATAGATCAGAAAATATTGGCATTAATATTGAATATAAAAAGAAAAATGTTACATAATTATAATTTTTGTATATATGGGACTATTACAGTATTTATTTAATTATAATGATAATAATAATTGAATAAATACTGTAATAGATCTGGCAAATTTATAATGAATATTTAGTTAAAATATCAATATTGTTTTTAGTGTGTATATAGTAATATATACTTATTTTTATAAATTAAATGTAAAAAAATTTTAATTTTTAAGTGTACAGTTATGTACACTTAAAAATCATTATCTACTTCTTGTAAAATTAAAATTTATAGCATAATGAAAACTATAATTTTCTTTATAAAAATCATAATTTTTAACTATCTTAGCATTTCTTTTCGGTTTTAATACAGATTTTTTATAAAAAGCAGCATCAGAGAAACTTAATTCTATTAAAGAACTACTTTTTTCAATATATATAATATTTTCTTCATAAATATTATTAAATTCACTACTTGTTATATTTTTATGATTTCTACTATTAAAATCACCTAAAATTATATCTGGATCAAGTTCCATAATTTTATTATTTATTTTTTGTTTATACACTTCTGAGATTGTTGGACTAACAGATTTTACACCACTAAAAGATTTTATACGACGATTGTCTTGTTCTGTACCACTATTAGATTTTACACCACTAAGAGGTTTTATAGGATTGCCAGCTTTTTCTACACCACTAAAAGATTTTATACGACGATTGTCTTGTTCTGTACCACTATTAGATTTTACACCACTAAGAGGTTTTATAGGATTTCCAGCTTTTTCTACACCACTAAAAGATTTTATACGACGATTGTCTTGTTCTGTACCACTATTAGATTTTACACCACTAAGAGGTTTTATAGGATTGCCAGCTTTTTCTACACTACTATTATATTCTACACCACTATTAGATTTTTTATAAATATCAGCTTTTTCTACACTACCACCATTAAATTTTGTTAAACTACTGACAGAATCTGTATGAATATCTGTTATCACTATATCACTAACAAATTTTGTTGATTTTTGTTCATCTTTAAATGTTGTAATAGTATGAGGATTATCTAAATTTGCAAAAGTTTTATCATTAACCATAGTTATTGAATCAGTATTATATATTTTTTCACCTGTATAATTTAAATAATGAACATTTGCAAGTGTTATTATTTTATCGTCATTAATATTTTTAAAGCTTCCAATTTGACAATATTGACTTATACAATCACTTATCATAAACTTATCGTTTGTATCAACATTAAAAATTTCATGATTAATAAAACAAATATTATTAAAAATTTTTGGTTGTGATATTATTATATCAATATATTCATCTATATTATTTATTTCATCATTATTATATTTTAAACATCCTAATAAATTTTTTTGTAGACTTATTTTTAAATCTAATTCCCATTTTTCATTATTGTATATAATTCCAAAAGATTTATAATTATCATTTACATATATATTATTTTTTCTTTTATAAGTATATAAATAACATTTATATTTAATATTTTTATTAGTATTAATATCTTTTAATAAAGAATCTAAATATAATATATTATCATAATTAAATTTATCATCTAGATTTTTTCCTACACAAAATTCAGTAAATATTATAAAATCTACCTCGTATTTAATACCTCTGTTTAATAAATTAAATAAATGATTTTTTATTTTTTCTGATATATCTTCTGAACATGTATTATTTAGATTTTGATATTTTTTGTCAACACCATGTTTTGGATATAACGGTATTATAGAATCAATACCAATATTTTGATATAATATATTAATATCATTAGATTTATTTGTCTTTAATTCACTAATTTTATCTTTTTCATCATATAGTCTATTAGAAACAAAATTTTGTTCTGTATACTTCATATGGGTATTTTTTAATTCAGTCGTTTCTAATATTGAATCATCGCATGCTCTTTCTTTTAAATCATCATATTCTGAACTTTTGATTGGTATTAATTCAGTCGTTTCTAATTTTGAATCATCACATGCTCTTTCTTTTAAATCATCATATTCTGAACTTTTGATTGATATTAATTCAGTCGTTTCTAATTTTGAATCATCACATGCTCTTTCTTTTAAATCATCATATTCTGAACTTTTGATTGATATTAATTCTTCAGAATAATATTTAGCAACATCATTCTGTAATTTTATATTTTTATAATTTTCACTGTATTCTTTTTGAAAATCATAAAAAATTCTACCTAATACATTTGTATCTATCATACCAGAACTAGTAAAAAATATTTGATAATTATTATAATTATTTATTATATCATAAATAAAAAAACATGATTTAATTATATCATGTTCTATATCATAATGTTTTTGTAATTTTGAATTTAAATATATCTGTAATACATATATAAATGTTTTTGGTAAATTTAATACAATTATCATATTTTTTTTTTCAGATATATATATATTATTACCTAACAGTATATTGTAAAAAAAAATTTCTATTTTTATTTGTTCAAGTATTTTTTCGTCAGCATTAATAATATAATTATTATCTGTAGTATAATTATTAATTTCAATAATTTCTTCATCTTTAAAAATATTTTCTAAATATTCTTTTAATAATTCTACAGTTGTATTATATAAATTATTTATTACTAATATATCTGAAGATTCTTTTGTAAATATTAATAAATGATGTTTTTGTAGCGTATATCCTAATCCCAATAAGTTTACAGAATTAGTTTTTTTAATTTTACTTTCTATACGTTTACTTTCTTTAAATTCACTTTCTTTAAATTCACTTTCTTTAAATTCACTTTCTGTAATTTTACTTTCTGTAATTTTACTTTCTATACGTTCACTTTCTATACGTTTACTTTCCATACATTCATTTTCAGTAATTTTACTTTCTTTAAATTCACTTTCTGTAATTTTACTTTCCATACATTCACTTTCTATACGTTCACTTTCAGTAAATTTACTTTTTGTAAGTTCTCTTTTTTTTTTACCAATTTCTGTTTGAAGAGTATTAATTTCTCTTTTTTTTTTACCAATTTCTTTTTGAAGAGTACCAATTTCTCTATTATTATTTGTGCGACGATCGTAAATATCAAGGTATATTTTATATTTTGGTTCTGATTGTTTTCTTTTAAAATCTTTATATTGAGATAATTCTTTATCAAGATCTAATTTATGCTTATATTTAACTTGAAGTTGGATTTTTAATTCAGATAGTTCTTCAAGTTGGATTTTTAATTCAGATAGTTCTTCATTTTTAGTTTCTCTAAATTTTAACGAACCTCCTTTTTTTAATAATAAATATTTATTTTTATAATAATTAGATTTTATTATATCATACATTAATATAGGGAAAGAATATTTATTTTTATAGATTAATTTATAACTATAATATTTTTTTATAATAATTAATATTAGTTTAATTATTATAACTATTAAATATAAATTATTAATAATATTTTAAATTCTTTT